AGGAAGGGCCCTTCCCGGGTCCGTAGCATTGAACCACACGGGGATAGGGAGGAAGAATGTACGTATATACCCCTCGGGTTCGTTTGTCCAGTTGCACATGGTGTTGTATGCTATTTCCTCCTCCAAACTATAGAACAGCTCCCAGTATATTCTGAACCACTCGTGGCCAAACTCATACACCTTTTGGCCTCCGATATACAACTCAACGTGCTTCAGCCATTGCTCGCACGAAAAATATGGCAATGGGTCGTTGGGCTGAGATGGACCGCGTTGGAATTCAATCTCAAACATCAGCGCGTATACCAAATCGCCAGAACGAGACAAGGTGATGGAAATATCGCCATTGGATACAATTCCTCCTACGATATCTTGCTCAATTGATTCCAGCGCAAAATTTCTATATTTCGTGAAAACAGATTTCCAGAATGTCATCTTAGGGTCCCCCGTGAGGTAAACGTCCTGGGCCCCATATGCCACAAGCTGTGTCAACGCCCCTGTCATAGTCTTATTTATGTTAAGTTAATATTTTTTATTTAAGTTTTAATCAAACGATTTGCACCTCTCCATAGGGGTATTGCGCTTATTTTGGTTTGTCATTTAATGTATATCGACATATATGTCTTTTACATAATACAGATTCTGTAAAAGTAATGGGTTTCATTTACAAGCTCACTTTTCCATCAGAAAAGAGTTACATCGGCCAAACAATTCGTGACATACACGAACGCCTCAAAGAGCATCAATATGCTAGTAGCGGATGTGTGGCAATATCGCGTGCCATTCAAAAATACGGATGGGAAAATGTGAAAAAGGAGTGGTATGAGGTTCCAGATGAGGACCTCAATTTCTACGAGGAGATGTTGGTGGCACTACTTGGGACGCTTGCTCCTGGGGGTTACAATCTGAAGGAAGGCGGCGGTGCCACTGGCAAAATGAGTGAGGAAACCAAGCAAAAAATGAAGGAAGCAAAGTCCGGTGAGAAGCATCCTATGTATGGGAAGGAACACACAGAGGAAAGCAAGCAAAAAATGAGGGAAGCAAACTCTGGTGAGAAGCATCCTATGTTTGGGAAGGAACACACAGAGGAAACCAAGAAAAAACAGAGCGACGCACTATCCGGTGAGAAGCATCCTATGTATGGGAAGACCGGTGAGAAGCATCCTATGTATGGGAAATCACTGAGTGATGAACACAAGCAAAAAATGAGTGAAGCAAAATCAGGTGAGAAAAATCCTATGTTTGGGAAATCACTGAGTGATGAACACAAGCAAAAATTAAGCGAAGCACTATCCGGTGAGAAACATCCTATGTATGGAAAGGAACACACTGAGGAATCCAAGAAAAAGATGAGCGAAGCAATGACCGGTGAGAAGAATACCTTGTCAAAGAAAGTGTATCAATACACACTCGATGGCACATATGTGGATGATTTTGCCTCAAGCGGAGAAGCGGCACGAGCTCTTGGAAAGACTGATGGGACTTTGATAAGCAAGTGTGCTCGTGGAAAAAGCAAAGGCGCATATGGTTTCAAGTGGTCCCGCGGAAAGTTGTAAATCAAACGATCGCAGAGAAACACACCATGTCATTGATAGATATGGCGTAGTTACTTTTCTTCGTTGCGAACAGCCCGCTCTGAGAAATCGCATAACATGAGTTTGCCAAGTGCCCTTTCGCGCCTAATGACTTGGACATGTCTAAATGTACTATTTGCCACGTCATTGGAAGTTTTGATACAGCATCGAGCATTTTAAGTATAAAATCATTTTTGAATACCACATTATCCTTAGATATCAGCGTTATCGCGTTGTTCTCGTCAAATGCTTTGCGCCAGGCCTTCGTATGCGAAGAAAAATCGTCGTACCCCCCTCGTATTCTTAGTATATCCATACCCGGGATGCTCTGTTTTTCCATCATCTTTCTAGCAGTTATATCTTCGTCATTGTTTATATAAAGACATGGTATATTATTTCTTCTAGTGATTAGTTTATCCACGCTATACGAGAATTCTTCAAGAAGGTTGTCCCAATCGTATTTTTGCGTTATATGTTTTTCTATACTTGCACCATCCGCCTTCAAGATGTCCCTGTTGTTGTAATAAAACAGAAGCTTATCGGCAAAGTCTTTGTAATCGCAGATAGCAAGTTCCCCATTGTGGAAATCGATATTAGCCGGTAGTGTCATATAAACCTTGGGATCCACGAGCATATTTTCAAACCCTCGGAATATGTCAGAAAGACCTCCAGTGTTTGTTACTATCTGTGGCACACCAAGATATGCACCTTCCGTATTGCACAGACCAAACCCTTCGCCGCCACACGTGTTCATCCCAATGTCAGACGCGTTGAGAGCAGTATTTATGAGCTTGTCGGACACGAGACCACCGTTTTCCGAAAGTAATTTAATGTTCTGCGTTGAAATTATGTCATAATCCACACTTTCTAGTATACACGCAGTTTTTATGATATCCTGGAAATTATACCCGGTATCTATGTCCACCCTGCAGTTTATCATCAGTTTAACCTTTTCGTTGTCCCCAGCGAGTTTCCAAAACCTAACAAATGCCTTTATTGTGATATCTAATAACTTTCTGTACGAGTTTCTGTTCGTATTAAATATCATAAAATCGTCTTCCTTCAGCCCCAGCACCTTCTTCGCACTCCCTTTTGATAATTTGGTAAACTTGTTCTTATCAACCCCGTGTGGAAAAACGGACACCTTCTTCGGTGAAATTTTGAAACAATCGGTGAGGTGTTTTTTCCAAAAATCAGAGAACACGAAAATGTGGTCAGCATATTTTGCTATGTGGTCTACGAGTTCCGACTTCTGGAACGTGTACACTATGTCCAGGTAGGAGATAAATGGACACGTTTTTGGTGAGTCCAACATCTGGTTCAAAAGAGCACACGTGACCGGCATATCATTATACACGATGATGATATCAGGGTCCACTTTCCGCACGGTATCTGCCCATATGTCAGTACCAAATGTATCCTTGGACAGTGTGTGAACATCTATGAGATGAACATTAACGGGAAGTTTCCGATCTTCCTCTATGCCATATAGTTTGTATCGTTGGAACGCAAAGTGGTGTATCTCGTGTCCCAGGTTTGACCAATGTAGCAAAATATTGTATGCTATGCGCCCGTACCCAGTTGTCTGAGTTGCGTCTGTAGAGGCAAACAGTATTCTCATTGCAGTTAACTTAAAGTTTATAATTTTTGCTCCAATTTAACAAGCCGTGCTTCGAGCTCTTCATTTTTTATCTTCATTTTCTTCATTTCTGCCACCGTGTACAAGAGGATGTTGAACCACTCGATGCCCGCGGGACTACCGTTCTGCATCCAGGCAAAGTAAGGGTCGACCTCATACACCTCCTCTGCGATCAACCCTACGTAATGCCTGTCATCCGAAATAGCATCGTATTCCACCGGTCGGATGTCATACACGTGGGCAGTATTCGCGGTAAGGTCAATAATGTTTTTCTTGATGTTCCTCGTGGACGAGTTGTACGTTATTTCTTTTGTGACAGCATTGTACACAAGCACCGGGGTGGATGCTGCGTCGCTTCTGATGGGCGCAATTGTCAACGTGCCCGCTGCAGTTGAGGTGAGGGCGCCTCCTGTCGCATTTATAATTATCGAGTTCACATGGGATACATTTGCAGTCTCTGCACCAGTTCCTATGGCAACACTATTTGCCGCCAAGTTGGTAATTCCTGTGTTTGTTCCTATCGCTATGGAATTGACACCTTGGTTGGAACTTCCAGCATTCGTTCCTATTGCCACCGAAGATGCCCCCTGGCTAGTAAGCCCCGCGTCAAACCCTAATGCCACGGATCTCGCCCCCTGCGTATTGCTTCCTGCAAATGTCCCTATTGCCACGGCATAGACCCCCTGTGCGTTACCTCCTGCACTTGATCCTATTGCCACGGAAGACGCGCCCTGGTTAGCAAACCCTGCGCCGAAACCCACAGCCACAGAAGAGGAACTTTGGGAAGTGGCTCCTGCATTCGCTCCTATCGCTACGGCATATGTAGCTTGATTAGTACTTCCTGCACCAGACCCCACTGCCACGGCAGATGCGCCTTGGGTAGACTGGCCAGCGTTAAACCCTAGCGCCACGGAAGACGTACCCTGGTTAGTCTGCCCTGCGTTGAGCCCCACCGCCAAGGCCCGTATCCCTTGTGTAGTCTGCCCTGCATTATACCCTATTGCCACGGAAGACGCGCCTTGCTGAGTACGCCCTGTATAAGCCCCCATCGCCACGGAAGATATCCCTTGGCTAGTAAGCCCTGCAAAAAGCCCGATTGCCACGGATTCTCCTCCTTGGGAAGTGGAGCCCGAGTACGCCCCTATCGCCACGGCACTCGCCCCTTGGGAAGTGCCCCCTGCCGCCAAACCTATCGCCACGGCAGATGCAGATTGAGCAGCACCTCCGGCAAGTGTTCCTATCGCCACTGAGGACGCCCCCTGTGTGTTACTTCCGGCGCTTGTTCCTATCGCCACGGAAGACGCGCCTTGGATGTTGCCTCCTGCCGCCAAACCTATTGCAACGGAAGCAATGTTCTGAGAGACATTTCCTGCAAATGACCCGATTGCCACGGAGTTCGATTGCTGGGAAGTAAACCCCGCCTCAAAACCTATCGCCACGGCAGCGTTCGCCTGTAAAAGCCTCCCCGCGCCAAAACCGATTGCCACGGCATTTCCAGCCTGGTTACTGAGCCCTGCGAACGACCCTATTGCTATGCCGCCGCCTCCCTGCAAGTTACTTCCCGCGCTTGTTCCTATTGCCACGGCGTTCACACTTTGACTGGTGCGCCCCGCATACGTCCCTATTGCCACGGCGGAAGTTTTCTGTCCCAAAAAACCGGCAGCGTACCCCAACGCCACGCCATACGCACTTTGGGAATTGGTCCCAGCACTCGTACCCACTGCTGTGCCATACAACCCTTGAGTAGAACTCCCTGCGCTGGTTCCCACGGCAACAGTCTGTGCCCCCTGGTTACTAGTTCCCGCCAATGTCCCTATTGCCACGGCAGACGCACCTTGGGCATTACTTCCCGCCAATGTCCCTATTGCCACGGCAGACGCGCCTTGGGCATTACTTCCCGCCAATGTCCCTATCGCCACGGCAGACGCGCCTTGGGTAGTAGGGCCGGTATTGTACCCTATCGCCACAGCAGCTTCGCCTTGGGTGTTACTCCCTGCATATGCTCCCAGTGCCACGGCCAGATTACCCTGACTATTAAGCCCCGCCAATGTTCCTACCGCCGTGGAATATGTCCCCTGGACAAGAGCTCCTGCATTGTACCCAGATGCCACCGAATAGTCACCTTGGGTGGTAAAACCCGCACCTGCGCCCACTGCCACGGTAAACGTGCCCTGTGTGTCATGTCCTGCATTTTGTCCCATCGCCACGGCAGATGCTCCCTGGGAAACTTCTCCCGCCCCCGTTCCCAATGCTATAAAAGCAGAGTTCAGTATGAGGTTGGACACGTTGGCGTACTCGCCGATGACATTTCCGCGAACGTCAATGCTCGCAACCGCAGGAAGCGACCCCCCTCCCGATATTCCGGTCAGCAGAGAGCCGTTGCCGATGAAGAAAGGTGCTATGACATTACCAAGGACGTTGACTTGTCCGCTCGCAGCAATGTTACCACCCACGAGGAGCACGTTACCTACGTTTCCTGCGGCCGCAATGCTATTTGTCACATTGGCGTACGAACCTATGATATTGCCGCGGACATCAAGGTTTGCGACTGCTGGGAGCGACGCTGATGAAGCAATCCCGGTCAGCAGAGAACCGTTGCCGATGAAGAAGGTTCCAACAATGTTGCCGAGGGCGTTCACTTGCCCGCTCGCGGCGATGTTGCCACCCACGAGGAGCACGTTTCCAACATTTCCAGTGGTCGCAATGCTATTTGTCACATTGGCATACAACCCCGTGACATTACCACGGATGTCAAGGCTTGCGGTTGTGGGAAGGGTGCTTGTCACGCCAGAGAGCAGAGCACCGTTGCCTATAAAAAATTGTCCAGATGTTATGTTACCTGCTACAGATAACGAGGCAAAGCTTAATCCTGGTATTACCGCATTTCCAGTGACTGTCAGATTCCCGACTGTGAGTTGGGGCATAGCAGACCCGTTGCCCAACACACGGATGTTTCCTTTCAGGTAAACCGTTCCAGTCCGAGCGTTTATCCCACCAAACTGTAAGAGATCTCTTTTGAAATCTGCACTGCTCATTTGTCCTATACTATATACCGTCGTTTTTTTGTAAACCCGGGGTGTTTGCCGGGACATGGAATTCCAACCAAAAGATATCAACAGATGACACCAACAAACAAAAAGATAATTTCAAAAAAAAAAAAAAA